AATTTTAAATCCACTGGTGCCGGCGAGTTTGGAGAGGAATTAAACATGTCTAATTTTAAATCCACTGGTGCCGGCGAGTTTGGAGAGGAAACACGCATTACAACACCTGCTGATCTCAGAGATTTAAGAAACCAAGAATCGGCACCAGCAGATCTCAATGACTTTTTTGGTTAACCTGACATGAGCATAGATAGAATACCATCAAAAACTTTACCGGATTACTTTAATAGAGAGGAATCACCGGGATTCAAATTCGACTCGGGGCCTTATATAGGTGTGGTTAAAGATAACAGAGATCCTACCAGGTCCGGTAGGCTACAAGTTTGGATCGCAGAATTAGGCGGCAACGAAAATGATCCTAAGAATTGGCGCACAATCAGTTATGCCAGTCCCTTTCTTGGCAGCACTGTGCAAGAGCCTTTTGGTCAAGATGCTGGATCGCGCGGATCAGACAAGAATACTTTTCGCACTGTGCGTCACACCTATGGCATGTGGTTTAATGTACCTGATGTAGGAAATTATGTTTTGTGTACATTCGTGGCCGGTGATGCCACACGAGGTTACTATTTCGCATCGATACCTAACCAACTAGGGCACCATATGGTGCCGGCCATTGCCAGCAGCCGTGATGTTGATGCCGAGTCCATTGAGGACAGCACAATCAGAAGTCTTTACCAGTCTGGTAAAATTGGGCCCGAATTGCCTGTGGTTGAATTTAACGAATACGATAAGAAAGTTAATTGGTCTGAATTTGTTAAACAGAAAAAACCTTTACATGAACCTCAGGTTAAAATTCTAATAGAACAGGGCACTGATAGACCTAAACTGACTGGTACTCGTGGTAGTATTTTTAGTACCACACAGCGCGAAACACCAATGGGAGTATTTGGTATTAGTACTCCTGGGCGTTCGATCAAGGCGCCACCATCCCAGACAGCACTAATTGACGAACGTAAAATAAGAACCAGACAAGGTGGACATACCTTTGTCATGGACGACGGAGACAACAGTGGACTTAAAGGTGCAAACAATTTAACTAGATGGCGCAGCAGCGGTGGGCATCAGATACTAATGGATGACACTGCCAACATCATGTACATCAGTAACAGCAATGGTAGTACTTGGATAGAAATGACTGGCACTGGTCATATTAATATCTATAGCACCAACAGCGTTAATTTACGCACATCCACAGATTTAAATGTACACGTAGACAAAGATTTTAATCTACAAGTAGATGGAAATTTTAACATCAAAGTAAAAAATGATCTTAACATTGAAACTCAAAACACTGTGTCTCGTAGCGACCGCGAAACAAAGTTATTTGGTGGAAAAGTTTCAATTGGCAGCGAAGGTAGGATAGATCTAGATGCAGCCGACGAAGGTAGTTTTACCACCAAAGGTGCAATGAAACTGACTGGTGAACCGGTGACAATTAATTCTGGCCGAGGACCCAAAGTTTCCAAACCGCGGGACGTGGCACTGAAAACACATGCCGACACTAAAAAAGATGGCACAGGACAGTGGCAAATTGAACCAGATAAAATTAAAAGCGTGGCGAAAATTGTACCAACACATGAGCCATGGGAAAGAAAGACTGGAAAAGACAGTGCAGCATCTAATGCGCCGGCTGGCCCCGTGGATAATCAAAGCGTAGATATCACTCAAGGTGGCCCACCCGACACCGGTTTGGCATCCGCCACAAGATCCACTGGCGTGTCAGCAGGCACCAACAACGGTAGGACACCAGTGCGTAACTCATCGGGGCAGGTATGGACCGACAGTTCAGGAAATCCTGTGCTGTCGGGAGAAAGTAATGCACCGGGCATTGCCGATGCAGTGGGCAATAGGGTCACTGCGGCAGCACCAGCAAGTTTAATGAAGGATCCCAATGCACCAAATCACCCCAATGGTTTTGGCAATGGTTTACTAAGCCCAGACCAGGCCAAGGCATTGTCGGTACAACTTGGTTACAGTGAAAGTCGTAACAGGTACGATGCGGTAAATCAATATGGATTTTTAGGCAAGTACCAAATGGGAGCGGCTGCACTTGTTGACGCTGGGTATATTAAACCCAGTGCCTACGAACAATATGGCGGCAATCGTGCGCTAGATGATCCCAGTGCTTGGACTGGTAAAGGCGGTGTTTACAGTAAAGAAGGTTTTTTGAGTAGCCCAGCAGCACAGGAAGCCGCTCATGTGACCAATACTGAAAATATCATACGTGTTGGATTAAAAACAGGATACATCAGCAGAGACGAAGACCCAGGCACCATTGGTGGTAAAATCATGGCAGCACACCTACTAGGCGTGGGTGGTGCTAAAAAATGGCTGTCTACCGGAGTTGGGCAGGATGCCAACGGAACTACCGGCGCAACCTATTTTAATAGAGGCAAGTACGCAGTTGACTATCTTTCGGATTCTGGAAAGGGTTAAATAATATATTATGATCACGTATAAAGGATTCAGCACTTATAATCGTGTTAGAAAATTCAAAATCAATGATTTTGAATTAGTTAAACAAGATCTCTTTAACCACTTTCATATACGAAAGGGTGAAAAATTAATGAATCCCAACTTTGGTACCATAATATGGGACATGATTTACGAACCTTATACTGATACTTTACGTGATGCCATCGAAGACGATATCAAAAGAATTGTCAGTTATGATCCTAGAATTGCTGTGGATAAAATCACTGTAACTGAGTTCACTGATGGCTTGTTCATTGAATTAGATTTGAGATATGTGGTCACTAATCAACTAACCAAAATGACCATGCAGTTTGATCGAGACGCTAAGACACTGACCACAGGCAGTTAAATACTCAGATTATACAATGAATAAATATTTAAACTGGGTACACAAATGGCTATAATCTCTCGTCAAACTGGTCTACTATCAGCAGAAAATTGGAAAAAGGTTTATCAAACTTTCCGCGAGGCTGATTTTACTGCCTATGATTTCGAAACTCTGCGTAAAAGTATGATTGACTATATCAAACTCAATTATGCAGAAGATTATAATGATTTTACAGAAAGTTCTGAATTTATTGCTTTAATAGATTTAATTGCTTTTTTAGGGCAGAGTCTTGCATTTAGAACAGACTTAAATGCTCGTGAAAACTTCATGGACACTGCTGAACGCAGAGACAGTATCCTAAAACTAGCACGCATGATCAGTTATAACCCCAAAAGAGCCATTAGTGCATCGGGATTTTTAAAAATTGACAGCGTGAGTACCACAGAAACTGTCTATGACAGCGACGGTATTAACTTGAGTAATACGCAGGTCAATTGGGACGATTCAACCAACGAAAATTGGTTAGAACAATTTAGCACAGTGATCAATGCTGCATTAGTGTCAGGACAAGTATTTGGAAAACCTGCCGCTAGCAAAACCATTGGCGGTGTTAAAAATGATGAATACAGTGTAAATGTTATTCCAGGCATAGTACCGGTTTACAGATTTAATGCTGCCATTGAGGGGCAAGACATGAGTTTTGAAGTGGTCAGTGCTACCACTTACAACAAGTCATACGTATATGAAAGTGCCCCGGACGTGGCCAAGACATTTAATGTGTTATATCGCAATGACGGCAACGGTAATAGCAGCAATAACACAGGATTTTTCTTTTATTTTAAACAAGGTGAATTAAATCAACTTGATTTTGTCATTGATGAAATGTTGCCTAACAAAGTGGTAAACATAGATGTCAACAACATTAATAACTCTGATGTTTGGTTGTACAGTGTAGACACTGACGGAACCACCAAGGACCAATGGCAACAAGTACCCGCTACATCAGGTATCAACGTAATCTATAACACACAAAACGAAAGAAATCTATTCCAAGTCAACAGTCGATTAAACGATCAAATCAGTTTTGTATTCGGTGATGGCTCATTTGCCAACATACCACAGGGAAATTTTCGCACATTTTATAGAACCAGCAACGGACTAAATTACAAGATCACCCCAGACGAAATGCGCGGTGTGTCAATCAGTTTCGATTATGTCAGCAGATATAATCGTGTTGAAACAATTACATTTCGTGCTAGTCTACGATACACAGTGGCCAATGCCAGAAATCGCGAAAGCATCGAAGATATCAAACAAAAAGCGCCTCAGCAATATTATACACAAAATCGTATGGTAACCGGGGAGGATTATAACATCCTTCCCTACACAAACTATAGTAACGTAACCAAAGTCAAGGCCATAAACAGAACCAGTTCCGGACTAAGTCGATATCTTGATGTACTAGATACCACTGGAAAATATTCTAGTACAAATATTTTTGCTGAAGATGGTGTGCTGTACAGTGAACGCGGAACCAGTGTGCTGTCATTTAGTTTTAACACCACTGTGGATATTCGCAGAGTTTTTAGAAATCAGGTCATACCAGACATCATTGGCGGCAAAGAAATGATGCATTATTACTATGCCAGTGTTTTGGAAGAAGCCCCAATTGACAATGAAGTAAGTCCTTCGAAAATGATCGATGGTGAAACATATACCATTGTGTTGTCGGGCACCACAGATTTTACCAAATACGGCGCTGGGTCAAATCGATTAGGCGAAATATTTGTAGCCAGCAATGCTGGCACACGCACAAGAAATTATAGTTTAGTCAACAATGGCACTGCAAGTTGGACCTTCGGTGGCGATACCAATGCAGTTAATCCGACTCTCACTGTAAGAGTCGGTGACGTGCTTAAATTTAATGTCAATGCAGCAGGTCATCCACTGTGGATTAAAACAGTGGCCACCACCGGCACCAACAATCCAGTGACCACTGGCACAATCAATGGTAATGGTGTCAGCGTTGGAACATTAACTTGGGACACCACTGGAGTAGCCCCAGGAAATTATTTTTATGTCTGTCAGAATCATTCTGGCATGTCGGGTTTGATCATAGTGGAAGATTTTGGCACCGGTAAAGTTAAAACTGGTTTAAAATGGAATCTTTCCACTGTCAATGACAGCAGTGTAACAGGTTATTTTACCTACAATAACAGTCCTGCAGCCATTGCAGTCACAGCCGGTAATCGTAGCAAATTCATGAGACCTGGTGCTATGCTGCGCTGTGTGGCACCTGTGGGCTACTATTTTAACAGCATGTTGAATCTTGTTCGCGGACAACCCAGCAGAGAAGGTGACACTCAGGTAGTTTATGCTGCTATCACTCAGGTCATCGGCGACGGCACCAACAGCGGAGCAGGAAACTTTACCAATGGCGTGGGTCCTGTTAAATTAAATGTCAAGATTCCCACTGGTGCCATAGTGGAATCTGTGATCCCAGTGTTTCAGAATAGTCTCAGTGACAATGTGGTTAACCAAGCAGTGGTGAACATTGAATCATTTAGTAATTTTGGTTTATACTATGATACTCAAACACAGTCGTGGCAAATAATTAGTCCATCTAACATAGCAACCAGCAGCACTTGGTGGGTAAAATTTGAATACAGTAATGTATCTAACATCTATAATATCTACTATCGCGGCGTCAAGTATGTTATTCATAGTCCGCGAGATACTAATTTCTTTTACGACGAGTCTTTACAAATCTACGACAATTCCACTAATTCAGTGATTCGTGACAGCATTAAAATATTGAAAACTAACAAAGATCCAAGGTTTAATCAGGCCCTGGGCCAAGATTATACCTGGTATGTGTATAAACCTATTGTAAAGAACGATGGGTATGTGGACAACAAAAGTATCTACTTGACCTACGCAGACACCAACGATGACGGTGTTCCTGACGTTCCTGATTTATTCGAACGTGTGGTATTAGGTACACCATTGAATACCACAACCAGCGGTTTAAATGCCACCTACTATGCCACAGAAATTAATAGATATTACAAAACTTATCTAGGAAGATATCCTAACCAAATTGAAATTGATTACTGGGTAGGCCAGGTGTTAATCGGTGTTTCCTTGTCAGACATTAGACTAACCATCATCGACAGTGCCGAAGCCGTGGCATATCGCAATGGCACAGAAATCAATGACAACATTGTGTTTTTTGAATATACCACTGGCTATGACGAATATGGTATACTGCGTCTATTAGATAACCACAGTGTGATCAGCAATATCAAATCCTACAGTGAACTAACTCCTGAAGTACTTAGAAATTTTGACGTAGGTCAATTGATTTATGTGCAACAAACTGAAAGTTTTTACAAAGTAGAATTAAACAACAACGGAGTTAAAGTTCTAAGTGTTGAGTTGAATTCCGCGACTCCTGCTGTTCCTCGGTATTATGCTTTCGTGGGTCGTCAAAACCTGTATTTCCAGTACAGACACAACAGTCCCAACACACATAGAATTGATCCCAGTATCAGTAATATTGTAGATCTTTACATGTTAACTTCAGATTACGACTCTAGTTATCGTCAATGGGTAACTGACACATCTAACAAGGTAATTGAACCAGTGGCTCCTACAAATACTGAATTACAGATCAGTTACTCGGATTTGGAAAACTTCAAAAGTATCAGCGATACCATAGTGTTCCATAGTGCAGTATTTAAACCACTGTTTGGTTCCAAGGCTGACACAGCCCTACAAGCCACTTTTAAAGTGGTAAAAAATCCTGCCTTAAATATTTCTGACGCAGATGTAAAGACATCAGTGATTGCTGCTATTAACAATTATTTTGCTTCGGAGAATTGGGATTTTGGTGAAACTTTCTATTTCAGTGAATTGGCTGCGTACTTGCATAAAGAATTAAGTCCAGACATTGCCAGTATAATCATTGTTCCTAAAGATACCAGTATCAGTTTTGGAAGTTTTTATCAAATCAATGCAGAACCATACGAAATTCTTATCAGTGCTGCAACTGTTAACGATGTGGAAATTATTAGTGCAATAACTGCTGCACAATTAAATCAAAGTTTGGCAATTGGTAATCAAAGTGTCAGTATTTAGAGTAGACAAATGGCCCTTAAAAGAAAGACATTAAATTTTCTCCCCAGCATATTTCGAACAGAAACTAATAAAAAGTTTTTGGGTAGCACTCTTGACCAATTGGTCAGTGAACCAGAACTAAAGAAAATTAACGGTTTCATTGGTCGTAAATTTAGTCCTACTTTTCGTCCGTCGGACAACTATGTCATTGAACCCAATGCTGATCGCCAAAACTATCAACTTGAACCAGCAGTGGTGGTCAAGGATGCCAGCAACAACATTAAATTGTTTGGCGATTATGTTGATCTAATTAATAAAATTAGTTTTTACGGTGGCAAGGTCACTGACCATAACCGATTATTTGAATCTGAGTACTATACTTTTGATCCACAAATTGATTTAGACAAGTTCGTCAACTACAGTCAATATTACTGGTTACCCAATGGCACCGACACAGTAAATGTCACAGCACGTTCATTGGTGACAGAAACTTCCTACACGTTTTCTCAGATTTCTTCTACACAGGCAATTACAAATCGTACCGGAACCAGCAATTTTAATCCCACTATTAGTTTAAGTAGAGGAACAACTTATACATTAACCGCTAGTGTTGGCACTGGTAATATTTGGATTCAGACTGAACCTGGCGCCGACGGTGTTCGTGATTATGCCATTGGTGCTACTACCAGAACCATATATGGCGTTACCAACAACGGAACAGCCAGTGTCACGTTTGCAATACCTGCAGAGTCGGCACAAAATCAATTCTTGCAGTACCCTATCATTGATGCCGATTATGCATTTACCAACTTCTCAACACTGGATAATGCCATTTGGAAAGACGGCAACAATCCTACACTAACAGTAGACTCTGAACAATTTTATCCCAATAAACGCTTGGTGATTTTTACCAACACCAGTGATAATTCTGCAGACTGGACAGACAGGAACGGTACAGTAGTTCCCACTAACCGTCGCCGCGGACTTTGGCAAATGAACTTGTTTCGCGATCCCACTGACGCAGCCAAAACAAGAATCAGATTAGAATTTGTAAGATCGATACCTGCCAGCGCACTGGTAAGAATTGTAACCAGCAGTGTTAAAAAAGGTCGCCAATATAAAATTAACAACAATGGCGTGTTTGACATTGTGCCCGATGTTACAGCACCATTGTCAACACTGTACTATCAAGTCAATGGCACCGCAATCTGCGGCGAAATAAAGATCATTGATGAGCCGTTGGTCAGCGTTGATGTCGACAATGATATAATCGGACAATCAAGTTACCAAAGCCCCACTGGGGTGGTGTTTACCAATGGCCTAAAAATAAAATTTGACGGCACAGTTACTCCAATTGGTTACCAAAATAAAACTTATATTGTAGAAGGCGTTGGCAGCAGCATACAACTAGTAGATTTTGACACATTAATTTGCCCTGAAATCGTTGGACCCATTGCTGGCATTCCTTTTGACACCATGTCATTCGACTCGGATTTGTTTGATGAAGAATTCAATGGTTCAGTGGAAGCCGATTATATTGTGTGTCACCGCGCCAGCATTGACAAAAATGCTTGGAGTAGAATCAATCGTTGGGTACACATTGATACCATCAAGACAGCACTTAATGCCAATGGGCTGCCTATCAGTGTAGATCAAAAAGCACGAGCACAGCGTCCTATTATTGAATTTAAACCTAATTTGCAGTTGTTTGATCATGGCACCGCATACTTGGCAACAGTGGACCAATATTTTGCAGCAGGCAAAAAAATTAGCATACAAGGTATAACTGTTACATTTGATAATATCTCGATATTAATAAATCAAAGTTATAGAACTGCTGCCAGTTACGGAATCAATTTAACCAATGGCCAAAAGGTTGTATTTGGCGGCGACACAGATCAATTTGTAAGACAACGCATATATCAAGTTGGATATTTGAACCAAACTTCGTCGACTAATTATTCGGGTACTGTTACTGGAACTCTCAATGCTTCGAGAGACAGTAACATGATCAGGGGCACAGGCACTAATTTCAATAATCAACTCAGAGTTGGTGATGATTTATTTGACGCTTCGGGATCATATATAGGCAGAGTTTATAGAATATTAGGTGACACAGAGTTACTGCTAGAATCATCGTTGCCCTTGGGATTATTTTCTGCCACTGGATGTCGTTACATCGAAGCAAGAATAACTTTAACAGTGCTGACTAACATTGCTCCCTGGGCCGGTTACAGCATAGTGGTTAAAAATGGTGAGAATTCAGGCAACAGTTATTACTTGAAAAATTCCACTGTTTGGAACCAAGCACAAAGAAAAACAAAACTAAATCAAGCACCTTTATTTGATGTATTTGGTGCAGATAATTTGAGTTTAAGTGAAAGTTTTCCAAATAGTACCTTTGCAGGAACCAAAATATTTTCTTACAAGCCAGGCACAGGAACAATTGATTCAGTGTTGGGCTTTCCATTGAGTTACAATGGTATTGGAAACTTTATCGGTGATATCAATTTTGTCAATGATTATTCTACAGATACTTTTAGTTACAGAACTGGCATAGGGTTATCCAATGAAATCATTGAACGTGTGGATCAAGGATATCTCAAACGCATAGTAGACGTAGCCAACTTTGATAAAGTCAATACTTGGACTCGAGTAGCAGAATCTACCAAACAATATCAGGTTGTCAGTGGCATTTATGATGGAATCACATCATACTATGAAATCGGTCTCATTCCTGAGGCCAACACACTAAATCCTGTTGACAATCCTACGGTAAAGATTTTTATCAATAATCGACCAGTGGTTAAAACTGGTGCCGACGATTTTATCTATTCCATTGAAACTGTTGGATCTAGATATGCAGTACAAGTTAATCACGAATTACTCACCAAGGGCGATCGTGTTGACATATTATTTTTTGCCAATGCTCCAAGTAATTTTGCCTACTACCAGGTTCCAAGCAATTTAGAATTTAATCCACAAAATGCTGATATAACTGATATCAGTCTTGGGCAAATGCGTAACCATTTGACCAAAATCGGGCAAAATCTCAATGGCTTGATCGGAGGAATTCTTTCTGCTAATAATCTCAGAGATCTTGACTACAGCGCAGTTAGCGGTACACTGATTAAACACAGTGCCCCTGTGATCAACAGCATGGCATTTTTGCTGGACAATCAAGCAAACTTCGTTCAGTCACTTGATTACGCTAAAAAAGAATACACCAGATTTAAAAATAAATTTTTAGAAACAGCCGTTGCTCTAAACGATTTAAACACAGCAGACATTGCCAAAAGTGTAGATAAAATACTAGAAT